ATATTAAATGGCAATTGAAATGCTCTAAATCTAGGTCCTTGATAAATCAATTGCTGAAAACTGTTAAATAGTTTTCTAGTTAAAAATTCTATTTGAGGTTTTCCCGATTGACCAGCACTAGCAATATATCCAACGCCGGCACCAAGAGCATTTGCTAAGCCCTTTTGTATTGCTTCTAAAGCACTACCTTTAACTGCACCTAGTAATGCTGAAATTTCCTTTAGCCCACCTACACCAATTTCTTTGCCCGGCGTAACACCACCAAATATACCCGTTGCTTCTTGATATCCATTATTCAATTGTGTATTAAATGTGCCACCAAGTCGTATATAAATACTTGGTGCATTTGATTCTGCACCTGTTGCATCAAAGAATTTAAATCTGGCCATAGGAATGACATATTCTGAATGTGCGTAGTCACTGCCAAATATCAGTTCAGTAGCTTTATCCGGATACGTGTGAGTATCACGTATTATTGTAAAGGGTGTTCTTGTTTCTGCCATTCATCTTCCTTATATTAATCCTTATTCTATTTATGTCATACAAAGGTAAATTTAAACCTAAAAACTATCAAAAGTACAAAGGTAACCCAACAAATATTACGTATCGTAGTTTGTTGGAACGTAGATTCATGGTATATTGTGATGATACTTCATCCATACTTGAGTGGTCTTCTGAAGAAGTTGTCGTGCCGTATGTGTCTCCTGTTGACAATAGATATCACAGATACTTTGTTGATTTCTGGATGAAATACAAAGACAGAAACGGAGAAATAAAATCTGTATTGATTGAAGTCAAGCCAGACATACAGACGCGCCCTCCAGTTAGAAAAAACACACCCAATGGTAAACCAACTAGAAGATTTATCAATGAAGTAATGACATGGGGTGTCAATCAAGCAAAGTGGGAAGCAGCAACAAAGTACTCAACTGAAAGAAACTGGGAATTTAAAATCATAACTGATAAAGATTTGAGATAAATAGAAGTATGATATTTGATAACATACTCATTCAAGGCGCTAGACAAGGCATCATTCCTGCAAGAACAGTTGCAGCCAGGGAATGGTACAGGTCGGCTGCAGGCAAATTAATGACAAACATAAGTCCTGGTGTCTTTGAGAAAAGAACAGATGAAGCAAGAAAAGTTTCGTCGATGGAATTTGGATATATGTATGCATTCAAATATGATCCAAAAACAAAAAACGATTTGCCGTATTACGACACATTTCCGTTAGTTTTTCCTGTGAGAATGGACTCTGATGGGTTCTTAGGAATCAACTTTCATTACTTGCCGCCAGTTCTACGTGCTAAATTAATGAATGCATTGTATTCTACGTTGACAAACAAGAAATACGATGACACAACAAAAGTTAAAATTTCATACTCTATTCTACAATCTGCATCTAAGTATAGATACTTTAAACCAATGCTAAAGAAATATTTAAGAAGTCATGTGCGTTCTCAATTCTTAGAAGTACAAGTGAACGAATGGGACATTGCTATCTTTCTACCAACAGAGTCTTTCAGAAAAGCAGACACGGGTCGTGTTTGGGAAGAGTCACGCAAACAAATAGGAAGAACATAAAATGGCAACCTCAATATTCAATATTTCAGACTTTAAAACTGCTATTGGTAAACCAGTTCGTCCCAACTTATTTAAAGCTAGTATAACTGCATGGGAATCTAGTGACCAAAACAATCAACTTGTCGCTTTTTTAGCCCGTAATGGTGTAACAGATATTAATGAATTTTCATTTCGGTGCGAAAAGGCTGAATTTCCTGGTCGCACACTTGCAACATCAGAAGACACTGGAGGTGGAGGTCCTACATTGAAACTTCCATACGATGTTACATACAATGACATTCAACTTTCTATTATATGTTCAGCAGACATGAAAGAACGTTTATTTTTTGAATCTTGGATGGATTCAATTATAGGTCCAGCGGGCATGAAATCTGGCGCTGGCGGTGGAGGATTAGTTTCATACTTTGAACACTATGCTAGAGGGATTTCATTACAAGTTCAACAATTAAATGAAGCTGGTAAAATTATTATTGAGTATGAGATGCATGATATTTACCCGACTGCATTATCCGCTATGAATGCGACATGGGAAGAAACAAATTCATATCAGCGTTTTGGAGTTACTTTGTTTTATCGTCATTATACATACGTGAAATATGACTATACAACTTAAACAATTACAATTTTTTAATCATTAACACCTTTGGAGGTATATCATGGCTTTGCCAAAAATTAACACACCCATCTTTGAATTGACTTTATCATCATCTGGTCAACCGGTTCAATATCGCCCATTCTTAGTGAAAGAACAAAAAATTCTCTTACTTGCATTAGAGAGTGGAGAACCAAAATCAATTATGACAGCAGTAAAACAAATTATCAGAAATTGCGTTATCGGTGACAATGTTGATGTTGATAAGTTGCCGACATTTGATTTAGAATATTTCTTTATGAGATTGAGAGGCAAATCAATCGGTGAAGTAGTAGATTTACAATTGCGACATCCTACTGGATTAAATTCCAAAGATGAAGAGTGTGACAACGCAACTAAATTTAAATTTAACATTATGGAAGTTGAAGTTCAAAAATCAATTGAACACAGCGATAAAATTATCATTGATGAAACTGTTGGATTGGGCATTAAGTTAAAATATCCAACAGCGGATTTTGCTGAAATGGATATAGAAAACTTGAGTCAACTAGATGTTGCATCTAAAATGTTAGTTGCAAGCATTGACTATATCTACGACAAAGACGAATTGTATAAAAAAGAAGATTCTTCAGAAAAAGAATTGTCAGAATTTATCGACAACCTTTCTCAAGAACAATTTACTAATGTGATGAAATTCTTTGAAACAATGCCTAAACTTAAACATACAATTAATTGGAAATGTTCAAAGTGTGGTTGTGATGATGAAGTTACTTTGGAGGGAATGTCCAATTTTTTCGCATTGTGATGGGACATGATAGTTTACTAAACTATTATAAGACCAATTTTGCCCTGATGCAACATCATAAATACAATTTAAGTGATTTGGAAGATATGATCCCTTTTGAGCGTGATATTTACATAATGTTATTAAGTCAGCATATAGAAGAAGAAAATGACAGAATACAACAACAAAATCAAATGCACAAAAGAGGTTGAAATCAATGGCTACGCAAAAAGAATACGAAAAGTTGAGTGAAGCAGACAAGAAAAAAGAAGATTGGATGAACACCAAATGGCGTCCAATGATGGGTTGGATTTATATGACAACGTGTGTGACTGACTTCATTCTTTTTCCCGTATTGTGGTCTATACTACAAGCTACATTGAAACAACCCGTGACTGCATGGCAACCAATCACCCTGCAGGGCGCAGGATTGTTTCATTTGTCTATGGGTGCTATCATTGGTATCGCAGCATTTGGTCGCACACAAGAAAAACTAGCAGGAGCAAACAGTGTCGAAATGCAACCCATGGGACAAAGCGTCACAGCAACATATGTCTCGCCGTCAACAGGCAGATTCGAACCGTCCAGTAGTTTTGGTTCACCAACACCAAATGGCTTTGGTGCAACATCAAAATCAGTATCGGGAAAATCAGCAAGATTTGCAGAAGCCGATCCAGACTCTGTGTTTGACAGAGGATAATTAGCATATGGCAACAATAGGTAATTACGGCGCCGCACTAGGAAGCTCACTCAAGCAAACTGCTGGAGGCATTGTTAAAGGTTTTGGATATGGACTCAAAGGCGCAATGCTTTCTGAGATGCCAGGACTTGTTGCTGCATATGGTGCATTTTCTAGCCTAAGACAAAATGCAAGAAGTGTGGGTCAAACACAACAAGCACCGGCTCAAACACCACCAACAACATCTCAAACAAGACCTTCAGTCACTGGGAATCCGTTTGCTCAAATGGTTCAGCAGTTGGCACAAATAAATTCTAATACTGCAATGGCAGCAAGTGTTGCTAAAGCATCTGCACAAGCCGAGCAGTATAAGATGATGTTTGAAGAAGAAAAGGCTAGAGAACAAGCACAACAAAATCAAGCACTCATTGATGCAATTAAGAATTCGGGATTTGGTGGCGCTGGCGGTGGCAATAAAGATGGTCAAGGCGGTGGTGGTGGTGGTGGAAACGGAATTTTTGATTTTTTGAAAAACAATGCTAAAGAGCTGGGTGGTGGGGCACTTGCTTTACTATTGAGAAAACGAATAGCTGGTATGGTAGGTAGTGTCATGCTAAGAGCATTGGCGTCACCAATTACAGGTGCGATTGTCGGTGGAGGAATTGCTGCCGCTGGAATAGCTGGATCTATTATCACTATGCTTAAAGGATTGATACTTACTGCATTGCGTGGTTTGCTATTAACTCCAGCTGGATTACTTGCTGGCGCCATTGGCGGTTTGATATACTACAGTAGAAAAACTGAAAATAAACAGACAAAAAATGCAGTAAAAAATAATTTGCCTGTGGCGCCAATGCCAGATAAAACTTTTGAGCAAGAAGCAAAAGATTTAAGAGAGCAGGCTAAGAATGAACCAGACATAGTTAAAAAAATAGGTCTTGAAACAAAAGCTAAAGCTGCACAAAATAATGCAGCACAAGAGAAAATTAAAAATTCTCCTTTGACTTTAGAGAATAGACAGAAAGCGTGGAAAGAAAAGTATGCCAAATCTCATAACGTAACTGGCGCGCCAAAGGTAGTCACTACTGGAAATTATCTTGATAATTTAGCTAGAGCTGAATCAGGCGGTGATGCTAATGCTAAAAATCCAATGCCAGGCCAGACTGCATCTGGATTATTTCAATTCACAGAAGGAACTTATACCGATACCGTTAATAAAATGATTGCTGCTAAAGTTCCTGGTGTAACTGCGGCAGGATATCTTGATCTAAAAAACAGATTTGATCCAGCTAAATCAAGAAAAGTTGCAGAATTCTTTACAGAACAAAATCGCCTTGGTTTAGAAAAAGCATTAGGACGTCCTATCACCCAAACAGACCTCTACATGGCTCACTTTTTAGGGCTTGGAGGAAATGAGAATGGTGCAATCAGATTTTTAAAAGCGTATGCAAAAGATCCTGATGGTTTAGCAGTTGCTTATGCTAGCGCAGCCGCCGCGGCAGCCAATCCAAGTATCTTTTATAAAAAAGGTACGCCTCCTATACCACGCACACTAAAAGAAGTGTATGCGCTGATGAGTAAAAAAATTGGTGGTGGAAATAAACCAGCTGTTGGTCCACAAACAAGTGAGAACGATAAAAAACCTGATACAGGAAATGTTCCTGTAGTGCCTAATGTAAAACAAAAGTCTTCTAAATTTAATGTTCCTGGATATGCAGCACAAGTAAATACAAAATTAACAGATAATGCAGTTACAAGATATTATAAAGCATTGTCTGAGGGAAAAACAGAAGCAGAAGCAAAAAAACTTGCGCTTCAAGTGGCTGGAGATTCTCCTAGCACAACACCATTTATTGATCTAGATGCTGTTGGTGCAAATAAAATTCCAACATCTGCAACACCATTGATTCAAATAGGTGATGCTGGTGTAGCAGAATCAATGGCAAATAAAACTCCAGCGTGGGTAGATGTGTATTTGCGTAAAGTGGCTGCTAAAGGGTACTACACAGAACGTGAAACTGTCAAACGCACTCAAGAAGTTTTAAAAGAATTGGGCGGCATCAAAGAGAATACTCGCATTACTGCTAAAGAAGTTAAGAGTAATAGAATTACAATGTCTAAGGGTATATTTAAATCGCCCGATCAAATACTTAGAGATGTAAATAAACAATTCACAGATAGTCTACAGAAACAGTTAACTAAAACTATTTCTGGCACGCTGATGAAAGCATTGTATCCAGGTGGATATAAAAATGTAAGTCAGAAAACTGCATCTGGACAAATGTACAGAGGTGAACAACTCAGCAAGATGTTGGGAGTCACGCCAGCACTCACTAGACTTGGAACATCGCTATTTGGTAAACAATACGGACCTGCATTCGGGCAAATTTTTAGCAAAGCCGCAACTGCATATATGGAAGTTGGTGCTAGGTCTGTAGCAAAAGGCATCTTTGGTTCAATGGGTATGAATTCTGACCAAGCAAATATTCTTGGCGGACAAATTTTAGGTAATCTTGCTAAAGGCACACAACAAAGTAAAGTGACTGCGCTTGAACAAGTTATTTTCGGTTTGAGTGGTGGAAAAGTTGCGTTAGGTCCAGAGACTATCTTTGCAAAATATGGTTTCGCTACGCCTGCTGAAGGCATAGGTTACATGGCAAATGTATTGGGCGCATCTATAATGGGACCTGTTGATAGTGCGCTAGGAACTACACCGCTCAACATGCGTAACATGGACCCACGAATGAAACAGATGGGTGCGTTCGGTGGTTATGGTGGTGAGTATAGTGGTATGCCTGGAGGAATGCCTTCTGGCGGCACATTGCAAGCGGCTGCAAAAAATAATCCATACATGCAAGTGAATAACGAAGGTATGGTTGTTCTCGCAGATAACGTACCACAATTGACAAAAGATATAGCAGCACAACTCAATCTTGCAAAACAAGCCGAAATAGATACACAAAAAATAGCATCAAATGTTCAGATTGGTAGTGACGAAAGAGCCGCTGCACAAAGGGAGATTAGTGCATATCAACTTGAACAGGACGTTCTATCTAATAAACTTCTTGCGTCCATTGCGTCTAGAGGGCCTGGTAGTGGAACAAACGTTTCTATTGGTGGTAGCGGTGGTGGTGGATTCTTCAGCGGTGGTGGTTCTCTTGCTGAAGTTGGTAATATGGCCATTGATATGGGCAAATCTGCTATCACACAAAAAGTAGTTCAAGCTATGGGTATTAAAAACCCATACATGGCTATGCTTGCGTCTTTCGCAGTCAATAAAGGCGTGAGTTATCTTGGCGGTAAAGCATTTGACATGTTTTCTGGCACATCAATGGGGAAAAGTGTCACTGGCTCATTCTCTAATATGGGAAATACATTTAGCAATGCTTACGGAACATACGCACCAGAATTTCTTGGTGGATATGATCCCACAACAGCAGCCGATATGTTCACGGGGCAAGTATCAATGGCTGCCAACGCCACAGAGGCCGCCGCGGCGGCGTCAGCAGCAGCCGGCGAGACTGCTGCGACCAGCACCACGTCCTTGCTGCCAGGGTTTGCGAACATGGCACCATACATACCGTATATAGCAGCGTTTGTTAAATTGGCGCAAGGTGATGTGATGAGCGCGGGCTTTATGGCCATAGGTACAGCTATCGGCACATTCATTGGAGGTCCGGTCGGTGGCGCGATTGGTGCATTCATCGGAAGTTTATTAGGAGGAAGTTCTGCACCAACACCCCCTGATCCCGCAGTATGGCGTATTATTCGTGTCAGAGACAATAATAATATCAACGCAATTGTAGATTTACAGGCGCCGAGAGAAGAACCGCCTAAAGAATTTTATGCACTTGCTGATAGTTTAATTAGGGTTGGATTTAATACAACAAAGTCTGCCGAAGTTTCACTTAAAAAACCAACTCCTTTTGATTTTATTCATTGTTACATGGACAAAAATAAAGTGTTGATTAGTTTACGAACTGGTAGTCCAGATAAAGCTGGAAACGATATAGACTTGGGCAAACCAGACAAAACATTTTCTGCAGGTAAAGCCGCTTCACAAATTGTTAAACATGTTACAGATGCATTTAAGTCAGCATATGCCGCTGATACAGCCGCTCTTGATGACGCAGCCAAACTCTTAAATAGAAAAACTTTTGATGAGTTGGGTGGAGACTTAGCTAAAAATCTAAAGACTGGTAAAGACAAAATAGACACGAAAATAGAAAAAGGTGTTTTTGGTGGCACAACAGCAGAAGATGCGATCATTGCGGCAGGTAGAAATAATGCACCGATGAGCATTGGCGGCGAAGTGGATCAGAACTCGGGCGCGATCACCGGCACAACGCCGATGGTTTATAGTATGAAAGAGGGTAAATATGTTGAATTGCCGGCTGAGAATTTCTTGTCTGAAGGTGAAGATGGTATGATGTACAATAATCGTCGGTATATGCCCAACGTATTAATGTTAGATAAAAATGGTAATCCAATATACGACACAAATAGTAGCGGCGGTATTGATTTGGCAGATATTGTTAAACCAACATTAACTACGTCTTCATCTGCAATTATATCTGGCACAGCAGCGGCAACAGACACAGCAGGAACACAAAAAACTGGTGACGTAAATGTTACAACTGTTGCTGATAATAAACAAACAAACAATCAATCTCTTAATACTTACTACACAAGTATGCTGAGTAAAACTAGAAATCCTATTAAAGATGCTATGTTGCAAACTGCTATGCCTGCATAAAAAAAGGGAAGCATTTTATTGCTTCCCTGTCAAGTCACAAAGGAGATTACAAAATATTAATCTTCAGCCAACTTCTCAAAGTAACTCAAATCTTCATCGTCATCGGCAACTGAATCTGCAACTGTAGTCTTTGCTTTAACAGGTGGCACCGCTGGTTTAGCTAAAGCTGCAATTGGCGCATTAGGTTTTGTGGAGTAGTAATTGTCTCCAGCAGAACCATCTTCAAGTCCAAGCACTTTGTTCAAACGTGCTTTCAACTCATCATAAGACTTAAAGTTCTTTTCATCTAAGAATTCAGACAAGTTGTACTCTTGTTTCCAAATACGCTCTAGATCATC